ATAAATTCCCGCAATTGTAACAGTGCATCATCTAACGGGATTTCATCGGTCATAATGGCAGATTGCGCTTCGCGTGATTGCTTAAGCCACCATTTAATGGTGTCCCGATCAATGACTCCGCCAGCAGTTTCCAGATCGATAGTCTTACTAAATTCCGGTCCCATATCTCCGGTTTGCGGATCGAAAAATATTGCACCTATTGAGATAATCGGGGCATCAGGATTTTTTCCCATGGTTTCAAGGTCGATCATCAGATGATCACCGCCCTGCTGGTGGATGTGAGATCATGATGACCGTTCACCTTAATTAAGGGATCTGACGCCTCGCCAGTTTCACTATCGCTAGCATGATGCTGATTGCCGCCAGTGTTCTCCTTGTGCGGATGCGCAGCGCCTTCCATTTCCTCCGGATCATCTTCCTGAACTTCAACCTGATACTCTCCATCGAATATTTCCTGGTATGTTGCGTCACCCATCACCGCACCACAATCAGGGCAGTTGCCGCCACCGCTCTGACCGCAAGCGGTGCAGATTTTTCCACTTCCTGTTGCACCACTGGTTCAGGCTGTTTCGTTTCTGGCTCGTTTTGTAACGCATTTGGCTGTTTTGTTCCGCTTTCTGGTAGTTCCGTTCCGATTCATGCTGGTTCTGGTTCACAGAATCGCGGGTCTGGATCCCCTTAACCCATTTCGGATCATTCGGGTCACTAATCCCTTCAACAAATTCACCACGTGATACAGCAAGCACTTATCGGCGTCAGGCTGGCTGATATTGGCTGCCTGCATAATTTTGTTTACTTCGTCAGCGGTAACTTTTACCGGCTCTGGCTGTGCGGTCTTCAGAGGCACCAACATTTTGCGGTAAACCCGAGTATGTACCATTTTTGCGGGCAAAATATTCTTCTTTCGTGATTTCAGTAGCCCCAGCAGCCAGCGCCTTATCCAGACCAGAAAGTTTGTTTGCGCGACCGTATTTTTCGCCATCCTTATCGGCGAAGAGGAAATAGAACGGCCCCTCACGCTCTACAGATGGTTCAACTTCCACCGCGCATTCAGTTTTTGCGATATCAGATACCCGTTTCCACTGCATCAGTTTCTGGTACTGACGACGAGAGAACATCAACAGCGCCCAGATCTGTTCCTTCATCTCAAACACGCCCTTTGTAGTCAGGTATTCGCAATATATTTGTTCAGTGCCACAGGATCTTTGTGAATGTCGATCGGACGCCCACGGACAAGGCCAAAAATAGTCTGGCGGTCGTAGCGAAGGGCATCAGGCTGTTTGCGCATCGATGCCGAGATACGCTTCCAGTCTTCGCGGTCGTTGTCGATAACTTCATTTTTTGCCCAGCGATGGATGCTGCCGTCAATGTTTCCGGCACCCACATCACCAGGCCAGAGAGCGTAGGCCAGTTCGTCATCCAGTGTTTTCCATGTCTGCTTGTATTCGCGATGAATGACAGCAATGACAGGGCAGATATTTCCTGCTGAATTTTCAGTGTACTGTCGATTGACTCTGGCGCGGGCGAGATCAACAACAGACGTGTATTTTCCGGTTTCCTTGCGTTCACCTTCGCGACGTTTTTTCCAGATGCGCATCTCTGCCTGAATTTCGGGCCATTTAGCACCAGGAATACATTTATGCTTAACCCACCCAATGGCATGCAACTTAAGCTCCGGATACATGGCGTTAACTTCTGGCATTTTCATCAACGCTTCAACGATATGTCCGTCGAATGTTGCCATGTCTTCCTGCAACAATTCCTGCGCGCTAATAACCATATCAACGGTGATGTTTTCACATGTGTCGAACTTAACCATGACAGCGTTCTGTACTTCAGGGGCCAGCTTGTCAAAAGTGACGTTCATCGGATCGGATTCAGTCTCAACCGGAACAAAAGAAGCAGAATCCTCATCCCAGCGGTTTTCCTGCATATATTCAGCATCCCAGGAATCGAGGGCAGGGCGGGGTATACCAGGTTTATCCTCGCAAACAAGAAATTTATAAGCGCAGTCCTGAGCAGCCGGATAATGCTCCAGGAATTGCCAGTGAAATTTTGCTCGAGCACGGCGTTCGTCGCCAGCTTCAATGGCTGTGGCTACAGCCACAGCACCTTCTTCCTTTATTGCCTGTTCGTCCGGAATGGCGGCGCAAATAAAGACTTTACTCATTTTGTTTTACCTCATTACAGATTTAAGGGTGAACAAATCCCTGCCATTGCTGGCATATAAGAATGAAAGCGGATGTTTATTACGGAACTGTTTTAAAGACCTGCCGGGATTTCGTTATTATCCTGGTGAATAACTTTATCGACCGGGTAACAGTTACCGGGAATTTTCTGTTCGGTTGCTGCAGTCATACATTCCTGCATTGTCCTGTGAACACTGACTGCAATATCAACTGGCTCTCCGGAAACAAGATAAACTGTCAGAACAAGCGCAAATGCTGAATTCATTGTGCACATCCTTTTGGCATCAGACGTAAACGAGCCAGCATTGAAACAATGCATATTTTATTTAATAGCTCCCCTTCTTGTTTTCTCTTGTTAATGGCATCTTCAGTAAATACTGAGTTACTGATAGTGACACCAATTTCAAAACAACCTTCAGACGTATTAACGTTTGGTAATAACGTTTCCATTATCGCGTCCTCAACAATGAATTTTGTGATGCGGTGCCTGGTGCCTCCAGGTGACGTTAACCAGTTAACAATTAACGCCGGATACAGAGAACCCACCCATAACACTGTTTTTGGTTTTAACTGTTCCGCGTGCGCTTAGCCGCATTCACCGCATCACAAAATTCACTTTAAAAAGGGCGGCAGAGCAGTCACGGAGTAAAACTGATACCGCTAAACGCCACCAGAAAATTGATAACAGAGGGCGTTGCAGCGGGGTTGTCACTTAAGCGTATGGTCAACCTGACAACCCGGTGTCCTCAACGGGGAAGGAATAACCCCGCCATACTTACCGCCGCGCCATTTCGCGGATTGCCACAACCGGAAGCGCACGGTCGACGAAAATTTAACGACAGGCTATCTATGAACCAGCAACCTCGCCGTGCGCTTTCGCGTTATGCTCTGACTTTTCAGAGAAATATCCTTTCAGTAAACTGTCAGTACCGGATGCTCACCCGTGTCCGGCGCACGCACTCCACCTCACCCGTGGAGAACTCCTTAAGTACCAACCCTCAGGATGGTGAAATGACTAGTAAAAATGTAAATATCCAGTTTAACCACGATGTTTCTCCTGCCGGACTTGCGGATGAACTCACTGCTATAAAAACAGCAATTATGCTACTTGTTGCTAAGTTGCCAGCAGCATCACAACCATCAGATATTTGTGACTCATTACGTAAGATGAATTCAACAAAATGCAACGAGATGGCATCACTTATTGAAATAGCTATTGATTTTAATGATTAATCGAAATCTCATGGCTAACTGTAACACTCCCGTCTGTGGCGGGATGCTTTAAATCACAGGAGTTAACGCTTTTTGTTGCAAAGTAATTTTCAAGGGGGTCTATTCGAATCCCTTTCTTTTTCATTAACAAGCCAAACCCCTTATCAATGATGTCCATTAGATCCAGGAAGTATTTTTTATGTAAATCCTGGTTATCAGAGAGCTGCTTCTCTTCGTACAGACCGATAAAGGCACGACGCACGTTACCGGATATAGTATAGATGGTTTCTTTTTCTACGGTACTCAGGTCAAGAGTCGCCAGTTGGGAACGAACTATATTCGCTGCCATTTCCTGGAATTGCATTGGTAAATCTTTAAATTCCATTATTAGCCTCGTTGGTTAGCTATTAACGTGGGTATGTAATCATTCTGGCAATGCTTAATGCCGCTGCTTTTTCCAGCCTGGTGATATCCTGCTCCAGAGCGGACAGATTTTCAGCCTGCTTAGCCCTGGCTTCATTGGCCCATTTCAGATCCTGCGCTGCATTAATTTTCTGGCGCATCCACTCATAAAGTTCATCATCGGTATAGTCTTGTGCGATGATGACGGGTTCTCGTTTCTGCATACTGATTCCTCGCGGTGCTGTTTCGCTTATCAGCCGTTAGATTTTGCGGAACTGGAAAGCGCCTGTTTAAATTCGTTGAAGCTGAGAGCTTCTTCGCCTTCGGCAAGACCTTCGAAGTATTCTTCGTAAGCCTTTTCCATG